GGCAGGACGCCGGGCTGCCGCCGCTGGTGGTGGCGGTCAACCTGTCGGCGCGCCAGTTCCAGCAGCGCGACCTGGTCGACCGGGTGCGCAAGGTGCTGGCCGATACCGGCCTGCCGGCAAGTCAGCTCGAACTCGAGATCACCGAATCCATGGCGATGCTGGAGCCCGACTACATCACCGGCGTCATGGGAGCGATCAGCGACAAAAAGCTCTCCTCGGCGGTCGGCTTTCGCGGCATCTGCCGCAAGGTGCTGATCTTCATTCTGGTCGGCATCGCAAACGTCATCGACATCAATGTACTCGGACAGGTTGGTGTCCTGCGGACGGCAGTCATCTTCTTCTACATCTCGAATGAAGGCCTGTCCCTGATTGAAAATGCTGCCCACCTTGGACTTCCAATTCCGGGAAAGCTGAAGGAAGTACTGGAGCAGCTGCATAACCGTGATGAAAAAGACACGGATAAGGAGGAAAAATAACATGGCTACAAAAGGAATTGACGTATCGGTATGGCAGGGCGCGATTGATTTTAATGCTGTCAGGAACAGCGGAGTGGATTTCGTGATCATCCGCGCAGGCTACGGTACAAACTCAAAAGACAAGTACTTTGAAGAAAACTACAGGAAGGCAAAAGCTGCCGAACTTCACGTCGGCGCTTACTGGTACAGCTATGCAGACAGCTTCTCTGAAGCCGTACAGGAAGCTGAAATGTTCCTGTCTACACTTGCCGGGAAGCAGTTTGACTATCCTGTTTTCCTCGATATGGAGGAAAAGAAACAGATCGAAGCCGGGACTGATTTCTGCTCCGGCCTGATCAAGACCTTCTGCGACAGGCTGGAGGCTGCCGGATATTTTGCTGGATTTTATACCTCTGCATCCTTCGCGGGATCTGTTGTGACGGACGCTGTCCGCAAACGTTACTGCTACTGGTGCGCCCAGTGGGCCGATGCCTGCAGCTATGAAGACTCCTGCGGAATCTGGCAGCACAGCTCCAATGGCTCCGTTCCCGGCATCAATGGCCGTGTGGATATGGACTGGTCATATCAGGACTTCCCGACAGTCATCATTGGCGGCGGGTTTAACGGATACTCAAAATCAGCTGACGATACTCCTACTCCCGTCGCTTCAAAAACCGTTGATGAGCTGGCGCAGGAAGTGCTCGCCGGGAACTGGGGCAACGGCGAAGAACGTAAGAATCGTCTTTCTGCTGCCGGTTATGATTATGATTCCGTGCAGACCAAGGTGAACGAGCTGTGCGGTGTCCATAATGAACCTTTGCCTGTTTATTACACCGTGAAGTCAGGCGATACGCTTTCTGCCATCGCCCACCAGTACGGTACAACGGTTTCTGCTATCCAGTCCATGAACAGCTCACTGATTCAAAATGTGAATCTGATTCTGGTCGGCTGGAAGATCAGAGTGAAATAACCATACATCCAGTTTCTCGCCTGCGAGTGTTCCTTTTTGGAATACCCGCAGGCTTTTTTTTATTTTCCTCCGCTCAAATTGCCCGTTCATCTCCAGTGGGAAATTGGAGGTGGATAAGTTATGACAGACAATAATACAAGTGTTCCATCTGGATATTTCACACAGGAGCGCATTCAGGGAGACCTTAACTACAAAAGAGCTCAGGCCATCGCGAAAACGATGCTTGATTCCGGGCTCATATCCGTTGCTGAATTCAACAAATTAACCGCCATCAATCGAGAAACTTTCTCTCCTCTGTTCGCGGAAATAATGCCTGAAATTGCTTGATATATAAGGCTTACAGAGTGATGTATAGACGTACGGAAAGGAGGGACAAGATTGAAAAAGATAACGAAAATCGCAGAAATAACAAGCCCCAAGATAAACGTCAAAAAAATACGAGTCGCCGCCTATTGCCGCGTCTCTACAGATTCAGATGCCCAGCTTGAAAGTCTGGAAGCCCAGAAAACGCACTATGAGAATTACATCAACTCCCGTAACGATTGGGAATTTGCCGGGCTTTACTATGACGAAGGAATCACCGGCACCAAAAAGGATAAGCGGCAAGAACTGCTTCGGCTCATTGATGACTGCAAATCCGGTAGAGTCGATTTCATAGTAACGAAGTCCATCAGCCGGTTCAGCCGCAATACCACAGATTGCCTCGAACTGGTAAGACAACTTCTCGCCCTGCATATCCCCATTTTCTTTGAAAAAGAAAACATCAACACCGGGTCTATGGAGAGTGAGCTTTTTCTTGCCATCCTCTCAAGTATGGCAGAAGGTGAATCGGTCTCCATTTCGGATAACAGCAAATGGTCTATCCAGAAACGTTTTGAAAACGGAACCTTTAAGGTAAGTTATCCGCCATACGGCTATGACTGGAACGGCGAGCAAATGCTCATCAACCCAGAACAAGCAGCGGTCGTGAAGGAAATATTTGCTGCTGCCCTTTTAGGAAAAGGTACAAGCAGCATTGCCGCAGATTTGAATCTGCGTAGCGTCCCTACCAAGCGAAACGGTAAATGGACATCTACTACGATTCGCGGAATGCTCTCTAATGAAAAATATGTAGGTGACTGTATTTTCCAGAAGACCTTCTCCGATTCTGCTTTCAACCGGCACAACAACCACGGTGAAAAAGATCAGTATATGGTTTCTAATCATCATGAGGCAATTATCCGTCGCGAGGATTTCGAGGCTGTCCAAGCGCTTATCCATCAGCATTCAGCTGAGAAAGGCATCGTCAAAGGAAGCGAAAAGTATCAGAAACGCTATGCTTTTTCCGGCAGGATCGTCTGCGGAGAATGCGGTGATACCTTCAAGCGCAGGATTCATACCTGCACCGGATACAAATATACAGCATGGAGCTGCAACACTCACATTCTGGATAAGCAGAAATGTTCTATGCTCTACGTCAAAGATGAAACCATAAAGCAAGCCTTCTGTACTATGATGAATAAGCTGATTTTTGCCCACCGGATAATTTTAAAGCCATATGTTGATGCGCTGAAGAACATGTCCACTGATGACTCACTGCGACGAATTCAGGAGATAGAAACTTTACTGGCCCAGAATACGGAAAAGCGTGAAACGCTGACGCGGCTCATGACGCAGGGAATCATTGATCAGATTCTTTTCAACAAGGAAACCAATGAACTGCTTTCGCAGGCAGACAGCTTTCGCAGTGAAATTAATGCCCTGAAAAATACAGTTTCCGGAGATGTCACAAAAGTCACCGAGGCAACCGCACTGCTGCGCTTTGCAGAAAAAGGCGGAATGATACCTGCCTTTGATGAAGAACTATTCGAAAAATATGTAAACCGCATTATTATTCGCTCCAGAAATGAAGCATGCTTCGAGCTGAAATGCGGTCTGGCACTAAAGGAAAGGATGTGATGATATGGGGTACACACCATACGGCTATAAAATTGAAAATGGATGCGCCATCATCGACGAGGAAAACGCAGACAAAATCCGTAAGCTCTACAGTAATTATCTTACCGGCATGCCACTCGCCAAGGCTGCCTCGGAAGCCGGAATCGACACTTATCACGGCACAGCCAAACGCATGATGGAAAACAGGCACTATCTTGGCGACAACTTCTACCCGGCGATTATTGACAAGGAAATCTTCGAAAGTGCTGCAACTGAACGTATCAAACGCGCGGACAAGCTCGGCAGACTGAATTATAAGAGAGTAATAAGACCATCGGTCGTCCCGACGTACTTCCACCTTGCTGCCGCTGCGCAGCATTATGATGATCCGAGACTGCAGGCTGAATACCTCTACAGCCTCATTGAAAGCGAGGCGGTTTGATGGGTAACGTTATGGTCATTCCGGCCAGACGCCAGGTCGGAAATACAGTTAAGAAATCGGAACAGCCTAAGCTCCGCGTTGCAGCCTACTGCCGAGTCAGCACGGATTCTGATGAACAGGAAACAAGCTATGACGCACAGGTCACCCACTACACAGAATACATTCAGAAAAATCCGGAATGGGAGCTGGCAGGAATCTTCGCCGATGACGGCATCTCCGGTACCAACACAAAGAAGCGTACGGAATTCAAGCGTATGATCGACGAGTGCATGGCCGGAAACATTGACATGATCATCACAAAATCCATCAGTCGGTTCGCCCGCAATACTCTTGACTGCCTGCAATACATCCGGCAGCTCAAGGACAAGAATATCCCGGTTTACTTCGAAAAGGAGTCAATCAACACAATGGATGCCAAAGGCGAAGTGCTGATCACGATTATGGCGAGTCTTGCCCAGCAGGAAAGTCAGAGCCTTTCGCAAAACGTAAAGCTCGGTCTGCAGTACCGCTACCAACAGGGAAAAGTTCAGGTCAACTACAATCGCTTCCTCGGATACACGAAGGACAAAGATGGCCACCTGGTTATTGATCCGGAACAGGCTGAAATCGTAAAACGCATCTACCGGGAATACCTCGAAGGCTCCAGCATGGATAAGATCGCCGACGGGCTTATGGCTGATGGCATCCTTACCGGCGCTGGCAAGACAAAATGGCACACCAGCACCATCAACAAGATTCTCCGCAACGAGAAGTACATGGGCGACGCGCTGCTTCAAAAGACCTATACCACAGACTTCTTAACAAAAAAGCGGATCAAGAACAACGGCACCGTCCCTCAATACTACGTTGAGGGCGATCATGAAGCAATCATTCCGAAAGAGCTCTTCATGCAGGTGCAGGCGGAGCTTGTCCGTCGCCGGGTAGTCCACGTCAGCCCGACAGGCAAGAAGCGCAGTTTCTCCTGCAATCACTGTTTTGCACAGATGGTTTTCTGCGGTGACTGCGGTGAGCTTTACCGGCGCGTTCACTGGAACAACCACGGCTGCAAATCCATCGTCTGGCGCTGCATCAGCCGTCTGGAACCGGGCTCCGCAGACACAAACTGCACCAACCGGACGGTTAACGAGCTCCTGCTGCAGGAAGTCACGGTCACAGCCATCAATCAGATTTTGACAGAGCGCGGCACCTTCCTAAAACAGTTGCAAGCCAATATCGCCAAGGCTGTAGTCAGCGCTGACACCCTCTCGCCGGACGGCATCCAAGCTCGGCTGGAAGAACTGCAAAAAGAGCTCATCAAGAAGGCAAACAACAAACAGGATTACGATGCCATCGCTGACGAAATCCTCAGACTCAGGGAACAGAAGGAACAGTCCGAGGTCGACAGCCACCACCGGGAAGAAGCCATGAACCGGATCAAGGAACTGCAGGACTTTATCTCCAAGCAGAAAACAGACATCACAGAGTTCGACGAAGCTCTGGTAAAAAAGCTCATCGAGAAGATCACCGTCTTTGCCGACCACTTCACTGTGAAATTCAAATCCGGGCTTGCAATCGATATCGAAGAATAATACCATAGACGCAAAAACACCTCCGAGCCATGATTGGTTCAGAGGTGCTTTTGTCATTATGCCGCTCCCCGCCGCCTTTGATGGCAGTGTGGGAGCCTTGCTTTATGCTTTTCATTTTCCTGTATGATTTCCCGGCGATGAATACGATTACGGCAGTCCACACAATCCCATTTATTTTTTAATATTCAACTCTATTACGTCCGTTACTTTTAGCCAAATACAGCTTTTCATCAGCATGTTTTATCAACTCGTCAATGCTCTCACTTTCTGGTGATTTTAAGTAATGAATACCGAAGCTTGCAGTTATGTTAAATTGCTTGCCATTATATTCGATTACAGATCTTTCAATTGACTTTCGCATCGTATGGGTCTTGGCAAGACGAGCATCACACTGACGGCACTGAACGACCTGTTGTTTGACAGCTTTGAAGCCCACCGTATTCTAGTGATCGCACCACTACGAGTGGCACGGGATACATGGC